GAGTGTGACGTCTTTAGCGAGTAGCGGACGGGCCATGTTGGTTATACCTCTGGAGTTATTGTGGCGATGTAGAGTTGTGATATGCCATTATCGACGCGACCATCCTGCGACACGTCGACAGATGAACTGACGGATGCGCGATTCAGGAAAAAGACAGGAGTCGTCGAGTTTACTGTCTGTCGGTTTAGTAGTGTATCGATTCGGTCCACGATGGCCTTGATGCGCGCCATCGAGACAGCACCAGACTGCGTGTCCCAGCACCACACCTGATGGCTTGATGTCGTCACGATGCGGCCACCACACATCGATGTCGTGTCAGTCTGGCCAGCGTCAGTGTGACGTACGACGATGTAGGGAACCTGTGGCTGTCGAAGGCTGATCGGGTCCTTTTCAGGAGCGAGGTACAAATAGATACCCTGCTGGTACGAAGGCGATCTGTTGTCTACCGCCAGCAGTCCCTGGAGTGTTGCGTCAGCTGTGAGCGTTTCATAGATCCACTCATCGACGACCAGTGATTCAACCATTGAAGTACTTCCTCACCACGCCTGTAAACACCGCCCATGCCTTTTCAGACGCTGGAATGGCGAATGGTCGATTCTTTTTGAACTCCAAGATCTTGCCATAAGGCTTCGAGATACTGATGATGTACTCGTAGTCGTTTACCGGGCTAATCAAGATTGATGTCCTAAGAGCACCAGTCGGCGCAGCTGGTGCTTCTCCTGGCGCGGATGCTCGATACGTCGTTTGTGTAAAGGGTATCTTGTACCTGCGTCCTGACTTTGGTCCAGTCATACTTGCAATCATGCCGGTATAAGCAGCACTCACCGCCTTCTGCAAAAAAACAGATAGCATGCGAAAACGCTTCTCCGCGTCATCGAAGCCGGACAGGTCGACCTTGACGGTCACGGTGCCAGGACCTCGATGAGTAGTGGACCGAAGCGGCGCACGGTAGTCGACACAGTGAAGGACAAAGTCAGGCGAATCACAGCTGCTGTTGGATAGGCAGCGGGGTTCAGGACCGTCACAATGCCCTGTGAGGAGAGAGACTTCGTGAGCGTGGCGCTTCCTCCGCCGAAGCTATACGCGACGCCTGTGGCGGCTGTCGTGTATGTCGCCGCAAGAGTGCCTGTCGTGATGTCAATCGGTGAGCCGTTTGAATCCACCAATCGCACCACGTACGTGTGCCAGTCACCCGTCCAGGCTGCGAGCTGCACAACCTGTTCCGGGTCTTCGGTGATGTTGATGATGTTTACGCTCATACTGGCCTCACATAAAGTCGAAGTGGTCCAAAGATCTGCGTGTCAGTCGCGCCTGTTGTCCTGGTCACAAGAACAGTGTACGTGCCAGACGTCGCGGTCACCGTAGTGGTGAGACCGAATGTCAGGCGCCCATTATCGGCATACGTGGCAGTTCCACTGTAGGTGGCCACGAGTGTCCCCGCTGAGCTGTAAACCTTCGCTGTCACGGTCGCGCCAGTGATGTCGATGCCTGTGCCATTCGCGTCAGTGACCTGGACATCGATGGAAGTTGCGGTGCCGACATTTATATCCAGCGGCTGATCTGCTCCGAGGCCATCAGCCAGGAGTTGATAAGGTCCGATGTGTACGCTGGTCGCAGCTGACACAGGCGTCACGAGTTCGGCATTAACATACTGGCCAAACGTGCCTACCGTTGTGTGTCCGCTTCGAGCTTCGTCCCAGACCGCATCAGCGATAGCGCCGGAGTTGACGTTCACATTGACGTACTCGCCAAACGTTCCAGCCGTTGCATATGCAGAGCGTGACGCATCCCACACAGCAGACGCTGTCTGCGCTGCTGTCAAGCCACCACTACTCAGCGTGACCGTCAGCACCGCCCCGTTCGTACCGCTTGCACCACGCACCACGATCGTGACATCAGATGCGCCAGCGGCAAATGCGGCGTTAGGAACATCCAAACGATACACGCCCGGCACGAGGCTAGAATCAATCTCAGCAAAGCCACCAGAAGTCCACGCGCCTGTTGCTGTCTGCGTGACCAGCGTAATAGCCACCGGTGCCGCCTGATTGCGGACGTAGTATGCCGCTAGACCGGAGGTAGCAAAGGTTAGCCCTGTAGCACCGAGGTAGAGTTCGATGCTTTGAGAGGTTGATGCTGGCGCAACGGTGATTGTTGTTTGCGTTGGAGTTAGGGGGAATGCAATCACGTTGTTACGAGCGGCATACGTGTATGCACCCATACCTAACAGTGATTGATACCACGCTACGCCATCGGCATCGGTTACTGGTGCGCCTGTCGCTGTACCCGCTCCAAGTAACCGGGAGCCAAAGTATGGACCGTTTACGGAAGGAGCAGGTAATCCAACAATTGCACTGTAACCATAGTCAAGCCCGATGTTTCCAGTATAGAAACTGTTAACGCCAGCGGTTATCCCAAACGTGCCACCTCTAACTACATTGTAGTTTTCAATAAGAGCACCGACAGCACTTGAAATAATCGCATTGCCTGTACTTACTAGAATGGAGTTGTAAATGTAGGATGGGTGCGTTGTGTTATTTATATATAACTGCACACAAGTCCCAGACTGACTATAACTGTTATAAATCGTAATACCACCAGCATTAGTTGCATTACCCGGACTTCCAACATAACTCTGTATTAAAGATGCATTTGATACACAGTCCGTCATACTAAAATTAAGACTATATGGACTAGCGTGATTTGGACAATTTAAATCCATTGCGTAATTTGCAATAAAGAATATGCATTTTGTAAAACTTGCGTCGAGGGCAATATTTGCGGTTGTCGTTATTGTAAAACCTCTGCTAAAAAGACTTACAACTACACACTTGTTAAATGACCAGTTTGTACAAGTTGACAAAGACCCAAGATAGCCTGCGCTGTTGTGATGACTTTCAAAATAAATATTTGCAAATGAAAAATATGAGCGACTGGTTGCTGTTAAAAGTGTTGCGACAGTCGGATATACGTTGTCAACAAGATAATTTGTAATTCTAACAATACCAGCCGCTATACCGCCGATGTTTTGAGTCCCTAAAGGGTCTCCAATGAATTGGATTGTATTACCCGCTGTGCCAGATACACCTAGCGTAAAGGTTCCACGATAGTTGCCGGGAGCAAGGTAGACGATGTCACCAGCGCCAGCGGTAGATAACGCTGTAGCCAAGGATGTAGGCGCACCGACAGAACCGGGATAAGCCGCCGAACCTGCTGGGCTGACGTATGCTGTAGCCATTAGTTACTTGTACCCTTCGCAATCTCAGCAGCCATATAAGTAACGAATTGCATAACAACTTCAAATTGGAAATTGTATGTCTGTTGTGGAAACCACTGGAATACGGATGTCCCATTAGGGCCAAAGTCTCCAAGTTTTACGCCTTCAAAAGAATAAAAATCACCGTAAACAATCCAGTCTGGGGTCGGTGATGTTACCTGCTCGATGCGAAAATTCTGGAAGTTCATTTGCCCACCTTCAAACTGTTCGCATTCGTACCCTTGAACGGCATCGTGAGGAACGCCAGCACACTGCTCACCGCAGCGGACACACCCGCCGCTACCGCCTTGCTACCGTAGAGTGCCAGCACTGCGCCGAGCTCGGCGATGTCGTGTGCTTCGCTTGTCCTGATGCCATCGCCGAAAACGGAAGTAAATGCAGCTGTAAAAGCCACGATCACAACGACCACTAAACGTTTGATGCTGATACTGTTCATCTTTGTATGATCGCCTCCAGCGCTGAAACCTTGTTTTCAAGTTTACCGAGTCTTTGCTCGATGCGGCGCACTTCCTGCTGCTGTCCATCAAGCGTCGAGATGATGTGTGCCACCTGAGTCTCTAGGCGCGTCAGCCTGACCTGCAATGCCACCCAAGCGGCACCGATTGACACCGTCGTGATAAACGCCTGTATACCGATTTGGACCCACATCTCTGGACTCATAGACTACTCCACCAATGACTTCACCTTTATCATGGTGCGATGGAGTCGAAGCTTGCACCACGCAGTGGATACAGTTAGCCGTTTGTCCTGGCGCGGAGTCCGATGGTCTGACTGACTGCGTTCGTGTGGCCGTAGTCTGATCCGATGACCTCGTAATATGGCGCGAGGTTCTGAGGATTCCCGCTGGTGTATATTCTGTCATCGGCCTTAACCTCGATGTCAGGCGAGCACGTCAGGGTCCATGTGCCAGACTGTTCGATCATGCCACCGACCACGCCTTCGGTGTCGCCTGTGTTACTGATGGTGCCACGGATCTCAGCGACCTGTATCCAGTGCTGTGACACGCCACCGATGCCATCCGCCGCATTGACGGTCCGCCAGATCGCGACACGGTCAGCGTACGAATACGCCTGAATCGCGTTCTTTAGCGCTGTGCTGTAAGCTGCTGGAATCATACGAACACCATCGGTGAGAAGCGCTTCGCCTGGTCGAGACAGTGCTCGCGGAGCACGGCCATTTTTGCATCGACCTGGCCATCCTTGACGTCAATGAGGTGCGTGATGCTGGACGCTTTGCGAATCCAGCCCTGTCGCGCAGCTGCGCGGATGTCATAGCGCTCGACGTTGGCGGGACCTATGTCCTGCCACAAGAGGTCACCACTGCCATCATTGACGGAATAGCCGGTTGTCCTAGTCCACTGCGGGAACTGCGGTTCCGTGGCGCTCGATGTCCCTGCAATGACGCACTGGTAGAGTCTGCCATTAGCCACGGTCGGGATGATGATGTCACCGACCACGAAGGCTGTGGATGCAGACCAGACAGCCCACCGAGCGTGATCGTCCACGAGCTGCTGTAGCGCGGTGCTGTCGAG